TACATATTGTATACGATGCAGAAAAAGAAAGTGCTAAAGTGAATGAAGAAACCAATTCATTTACCGTTTGTTTAGATTGTGAGAACCCGTTATTGATATCTGAAGAAGGATTTCCTACATGTACAAATAACAAATGTGGCCGAATGTATACCAAAACATTGGATTATTCACCAGAATGGAGATTTTATGGAAGTGAGGATAAAAACGCTAATGATCCTACACGTTGCGGTAATCCCATTAATCCTTTGCTAAAAGAGTCCTCCTACGGTTGTAAAATATTATGTCCTCACAATGCTTCGTTCGAAATGAAACGTTTGCGTAAATGGACTGAATGGCAAGCAATGCCTCATCGTGAAAAATCACTATACGACGAATTTCAATTCATCAATATTATGGCGAAAAATGCAGGTATACCTAAAATATTTATTGACGATGCGATGGCTATTCATAAAGACATTTCGGAACAAAAGATGTTTCGCGGTATTAATCGTGACGGTATTAAAGCAGCCTCTATTTATCTATCTTGCAGATTGAATAGCTGTCCACGAACATCTCACGAAATAGCCGAAATATTTAAATTAGACAAAACAAGTGCAACAAACGGATGTTCTTTAGCAGTCAATATTTTATGTAATATAGATCGTAATAATGATGGAACACTTTCTTCGCAAAGCGATATGCTTTGCACGAGCAATCCTAGCTCATTTATCGATAGATATTGTAGTCAATTACATATGAGTCCTGAATTAACAAAATTAGCAAATTTTATTGCCATGAAAATAGAAAAAGGCGAACATATTAGTGATAATACACCTCAATCAATTGCGGCAGGTATTATTTATTTTGTTTGTCAAATATGTAACCAAAACATTACGAAAAGTGATGTGCGCAATATTACTAGTGTAAGTGAAGTCACCATAAACAAATGTTTTAAGAAAATCGAAGCATTAAAAGATAAAATGGTCCCTTCCAAAATACTCGAAAAATATTGCGATGCGTAAAACTTTATTATTTTAATATAACAAAATAATAAAATGAATGATTTTGATGAAAACAAAATTATGAACAAACACACGCCAAAAATGGTATTTATTGTTCCTTACAGAGACCGACCACTACAATTGGATTTTTTCAAAAGACATATGAAATATATTTTAGAAGATTTTGACAAAAAAGATTACAAAATCTTTTTTATTCATCAAAAAGACAATCGTTCGTTCAACCGAGGAGCTATGAAAAATATCGGCTTCTTACTTGTGAAAAATCTATATCCAAGTGAATACGGAAAAATCACTTTAATTTTCAATGATTTAGACACTTTACCATACGTCAAGAATTTTTTAGACTATGATACAAAACCAAAAGTAATCAAACACTTTTATGGTGTGAAAAATACATTAGGCGGTATTTTTTCTATAAAAGCACATGATTATGAAACGATTAACGGATTTCCAAATTATTGGTCTTGGGGGTACGAAGACAATTTGATATATCATCGGGCACTAAGAATGAACTTGACCATAGATCGTTCAGTATTTTTCCCTCTATTGGATGGAAATATTATTCATTTGCAAAATGGAAATAATCGCGAAGTCAATAGAAATGAATTTAGTCAATATAAAAACAATAGTCACGAAGGTTGGAGTTCTATTCATAACTTAAAATACAATATTCAGGAAGAAATGGTAAATGTAACAGAATTCGAAACAGGTAGAAGAGAAGATATGACTGGACGTTTTGTTCATGACCTCAAAAAGGGGAATAGACCATTTTCAAAAAGAAAACCAGCTATGGGATTAGTAATGTTATAATTTTGAGAATTTATAAGTAATTCCATAACTTTGTGCTGTTTCCCAGACCCCTGATATTTTTAACATATACTTTGATTTATGAATGTTCCTTTCATAATAAGCATGTAAAAATCCATTTGTTAACTGTTGATGAAGTGCATATTTCGCATATTTTTTTGGCTTCTTATATTTACTATAAATATCCAATATTCTTTGTTCTATTTGTACAATACTGTGAATCAAGGAAATGTTATTTAAATTATTTGATGGAAATTTTAATATGAATTTGTTCTTGTTTTCACATGGCCTTTCTTCAATATTATCTAAATTCACTAACAAATAAAGTCCGTTTAATGAAAAATCGACATTGGAAAAAATAAGTTTAGTAAATTCACCTTCCATTATATTGTTTGGTTTCGTATCTAAAAAATGTATTTTTCCCAGTAATTCATATTCATTATTTTTATAAAAATAAGACGGTTCTAATAAAATATTCATTATATTATTAGAAATAACATATTTAAACTATTTTTAAAACAAGTCTTCTTAATATGCAATCACATTTGTAATCTCTTTAAACAATGTTACTTATTCATGTCAAAAAGGTGACCGAGCATCTTTAACAAAATCATCATATCTAAACTCTTCTGTTCATTAAATTATAAAGAGAAAAATAATGTTTTTATAGTATATAATGTCGTCCAATATACAATGGAAAGGTAAAACATTTAATCAAATTACATCTGCAATTACTAAAAATGAAAATACCATAACAATGGAAGGCAGTTTATTATTTAAAGCAGGACCAATAAAAGGATATCGTAGAGAAATAGTTACCAAAACAAATGATCCCAGTAATCCTCGCATTTCTTCCAGTGTTAATTTATTTGATATACCGAATGGCTATTTAGTCGTTCCGGCTGATGATCCGTGTGAATGTAATGCAATTCAAAATACATTAGATATTAATTATACAAACAATAAAACTGAAAATGGAACATGTAACAGTTTAACAACAAACGGATTATGCTTTGATCCGGCTTCAAATGCTAAACGTCGTGCTCGCAGTTCTGGTATTATCAAGAAAAACATCGGCACAGCAGCAAATCCCGATATTTATTCCACCAATACCAATCAATATTTATCGAGTCGTGCTAAAACATTCAAACAAAATGAATTCAATTACTTACGTTCTGGTAATGCTTCTGTAAAACCAGGCGCTCCTGGTAGTGAAAATAATAAATATGCTGCGAACCAAGAAGGAATCAAATATGTGTGTAATGGTGACAACAATTATGTAATTGTCAACTATAAACCAAGCAATTATAAATTTGCTAACCAAGGTGGTGTATCTTCAAGTGATCGCATGTTAAGATTAAAATACAATACAATTACAGATACAGGAGCTAGTTATACTGCACCTCTAGGAAATCAAGTAGCAAATGCTCTTTCTTATGGTAAAAGTGCGGATGCATACACGATTAAGGACAAAATGGGTGTACAAAGACCTTGCGTTCCTACTTTCTCAAAACATTCCTCTGAACATAAAGAATGTGATGGCAAAACTCCTTACATCTAATAATTTAGATTGTTTGTTATTACGTTGTATTTATTACACCAAACCAAACACTTCTGTATATTGTGTTGTATCAATACTTCATAATTAGTCTGTTTTTCAATAATCATACTAATTGTATTATAAATACTTTCTACTTGCTGTTGTCCAAAAATAGCATTGCATTCCTCTAATTTATTAATAAAAAAGGACGAATAATCATAATTTAAGTAACGTTTTACTGGTTTATTTTCATTTTCTAGAATTACAGAAAGTTGATTACGTAACACTTGATAAAGTTTCGAGGTATTTTTGTGAAGAAAATTTTTACAAACAACATATCTTTCTGAATTGGCATATCGGCTTGTTTGAGGTTTAGTTATATATACCTTTTCATAGCACGAACACAGTAATCCCAATAAATCAATGGTGTGATAAGAAAAACAATCAAATATTTTTAATATAAAAGATCCCTTATATTTTTGCATAATTAATGCATATGCTATTTGACCAAACAACAAGGTTGATATATTTTGTTCTTGATGATTAAAATCCATAGAAAAATCAAAACCTCCGTCACCAGTACAAATGTCCATAGACTCTCTATATTGCTGGTAACAATAGTCAAAATTATCTAAGCTCATGATATTACCAGTGCCATCCTTTCCATTTTCTATATATACGTTTTCATTGTCTTTTAGAAATTGTTGGCTTTTTTTCCATCCAGGTATATTTGGATCTTTATCATCGTTTAGTATTGTCATACCAATATATTTGTCCTGTTTATTATTTCGCAAATGACATAATGCCTCAATAAATCCTCCTGGTCCTTCTGCTAAGTGAAAACTACGAAATGGTTCATGAAATCGTCTATCTAACAAATGGAAATATGTTACTATTTCAATCATTTTGAAGTAAGATCGCGACAAAGGTTTGTATTTACAAATACTTTTTTTCTTATCCGGAACATTCGTGTGTATATATTCATAAGGATTCGTTATCTTTTTATAAATATCCCAATCAGTTTCATGTTCATGAATTTGTGTTTTAATATCATTTAAGTAATGTTTTAATGAATTTGATATAATATTGTTTTCTTTCTCATTTTCCTGTTTAAATATAATATCAAATAAATTGCACAAAGGATATTGAATAGATGGTAATAGAAAATACAACATTTAATTAGATACATATGATCTGTTTAATATATTTATTATTGAAAACAAATAAAAAACTCTTCTTAATATAACATAAGTAATGTTATTATTAGTATTTTCATTATTTTGTATATGTTCCGGATTTTTACCTTCGTCAAAGTATATTTATTCTAAAAAGTATACACATCTTCCTTCAAACATGCTATCTGAATCAATGCAAGAAGAGATAGACAATTATGCAAGTCATTGGTATGTTATTGGAGAAAGCAAGAAAATTATTTCGAATAAATTATACAAAACAAAGATATGGGATGAGGACTTTGTTTTTTGGAAAAACAAGGGGCAATTCTATGCTATGGACGACGATTGCTCTCATCGTGGAGCTTCACTATCCGGCGGGAAACTCATAGAAAACAAGGTTATTTGTCCATACCACGCATACGAATTTGATTGTCAAGGTACATTGATAAAAGTTCCGGGTTTGAATTTTACAAATACGCCATGTAAAAATCAAAAAAATTATGCAGTATTGGAAAAAAACGGGTGGGTGTATTTAAACACGAAAATGAATCCGCTTGATTTATTACGATTTCCACCTTTAACCAAATTTATCTATGAAGAACCCGAAAGTCACGATGAAAATTTTTCTTGCGTTTTATTTAATAAAGTTTTCCGCGCTTATGGACGCGTTGTTAGTGAAAACTCACTAGACGTTATGCACATTGCCTATGTGCATACTTTTGGAAATAAAAATAATCCGAGCCCTATTCGTGAAACACCTCCCTATAAAATGAAGGATTATCCAAATCATTATAAAACAGAATACGATTATTTATCCGGAGAAGACTCCATTGCAAAACGAGTGTATTTTGCAAAAACACTACAAATTGAAAACGAATTTGTCATTCCCCATTTAACGGTTGCGCGTGTTATATTTGACGACAAAATCAGCACAATTATTACATTCGCAACTCCTCATAACCAAACACATAGCACTTTATATGTAAAAACATATCGTAATTTCTGGTATGAAAAGGATTGTTCACTTTATTCGGTTATCTACAATTTTTTAGGAGATTTTGCCACAAAAAAACTGATGGAAAATACAGTAGAGCAAGATAGAGCAGTAGTAGAAGGAATTTATTTCGATAAGAAAGATGGAAAATTCAACATGAAATACGACAAACTACAAAGTGTATATAAACAAAAATACAAGAAATTTGTTGAAGAACAAAAAAATGATACAAATTCAATAATATAAACTATAAAAATCCTTTGAAAAGTGTTCATGTTCTACATTTAAATAAGGTTTCTTCATTTTTAATTGATTATAAATGTTTGTATCATAATACCTTCTCATGTGTTGATTGTACTGATTCATTTGAAAAATGGGGCGACCGCTTCCATATAAAATATAAAACTGTTTTTGTCTCCATTTTTCCTGTTTTAACCAAGCAATCTCTAATTCACTTTTGTTATGTGTCATATACATAACAAAAGAAAACCTCTTTTTTTATTTTACACAATGATTATTCAATTTCTATTTTATCTACATTCTTTTTTTTTATCCTTTTAATGACGTGTTTTTTGGGCTTTTCAGGTTCCTTCTCTTCTTCCTCCTCCTTTTCTTCTATTTCTTTAGCCATCATTTTACCAATTTTTTCAGCATTTACATGATGCGTTTTACGGAAGACAAAATATCTGTTCAAAAACGATATTTGCTTTTCTTCCTTACTAAGATGAGGTGCAGTCCCATAAACATCTTTTTTACGATTATTTCTAGATAATTCTTCTTCCATAGACGCATACAATTCGCTAAACAAACCCGATCCATTTGGTAAATCAAAGGATTTTGCCTCTTCAGATGTAGCCAAAACAAAACCGTAATTTTCCATTACGCGAACTAAATAGTGAAAATTCACTAAATACTCACGAAATACTTTGTTAATACTTTCTTGATATACATCAATCGCATAACCCAATGATAATTCATTTTCAGGAAAACTCGAATGATCGAACTGTTTTATAATTTCCGCCATTTTATTGTCATCTTTATAAATAACAAATGGTTCATTGCGATTTTTCTTTTTCAACACTTCAAATACAGATTGACCGTCATAACACGTTCCTATAAAATATCCATTTACCTTTGTACATTCAGCTACATTTTGAAAGAAAGTGTGCATGGTCTTTTCGCTTTCAAAGAAGTAATGCATAGCAAACTGACATGAACTTACATGAAAACCTTCTTCGCCTATTCCATAATGTTTATAAACACCCTCACCTAATTCAGTTCGATCTTTTGGTCCTTGTCCGAAAATAGCGTTTGATATTTGCTTATCCTTTTCTGTGGAGAATGCTTTTCCTGATCGAATGGGCAATCCACTGTTACCAGTTACAAAGAGCGCACCCGGCATGTATTTTTGTTTTTTACGATAATTCAAATAACGAGCACACGCGCCATCTTTATTATTTTCAATATTATCTCTTGAAACATCCACTCCAAAGATAAATTTCAACTTTGCCGAAATCCATTTGGAGAAATCACCCCCCTTTCCAACAGCATAATCAATCAGCGTATCATTTGTATTAGATACACCCAATATTAATTTTTGCTTTACATATAAATTATGGAAATCACGCAAAGAACGCGTATTTGTAGAGGATTCTACCCGATTATAATAAACATCGTCTTGAATACTTTCTACAAAGGGTATATTTAAACCGGATGATATCATTTCATCTGTAATTGGATGATGAATAGAGTGCCAATTTGAATTTGCTACGCGAAATGCATTACCATAATTTTTCGATATACCTGAACGAAGTTCATTTGTTTTATCATAACGAACACGCAAAGGCACCCATTTCCAATAGCCCTGTTTCGTCGGATCATAAGAGAATTCCACAATCGTATTTTCATCAAAATACTCATTTTCTTCGGTCATCATTGCTAATGATCCATTTCCATTGTTTTTCAAAGCAATATTACAATAATAGGCATCGGGAACATAGGGATTGGTTGGTTGAAAAGGAACAGGTTTATAGGTATCCCTGTTTTCTTTTTCTTCAAACTTAGGCAAATGATCATTAATAACATCCAAACAAGGATTTACATAACCATCCTTCTTTTCATCGAAACCACAGTTAAGAATCAATGTCTTATATTGCAATATGTTTTCTCCATTTGCTAAATCCATACCTTCTTGGAAAACACTATGAATCTCATCTTTTCCTACATTATCCTTTTTGGTGCTTACTAAGAAATCGATTGTATTGTATTTAGGAGGTTTCCACTTAAAAGATAATTCCCATGTGGACTTATATAACGGACCTGTCTTTTTTGATCCACTTCCACCGACACCTACATAAGAAGGTGTGAAAATCAATCCATCAATTACATATTCGAATAAATTATCCTTCTCCTTTTGCAATATTGTTTTACAACCATTAAAGATGGATCCGTCTTCAGAACGATAAAAGTCCTTTGTCTTAATTTGAAAACTACATGGAATAGACGAACTGTTTTCCGAGCCCTTTAAAGAAGGATCACTGTTTCCACCACGATCGTTCATGATATTTTCTGGTTTCATTTCACGAATAAGAGCACTTAACAGAGGATATCTAAACATAGATACTTCATCTGAAGACGAAGGTGGGAAGAACATATATTCACGAACACTCTTTCCATGTAAATAATACAAATCAAAAGCAGCATACAAATGGATTTGTTCACCCAATTTATCGTATTTTATGTATTCACCATCTAAAATCGAATGATAATGATCCTTGTTTCGAGTAAATGCGCCTGTAAACATAACTTGCATATTCGTGCTAATCATATAAATACGACCGTTTCCTGCAATATATAGCAATCTGCGTTCACCATCGGCTTTATCTGTTACATTGTAATTTTCCCGAATATTTGGAACATTCATATTTGAACCTTCATCAGAATCAATTTCCTGTATGTTTTCCAATTGTAATGTGTTTGAAGAAGGTCCAACAAAATCACGCGGTAAAATTCTCTTTTTTAAGCCACCTTCTTCGTTCAATTGCGATTTCATTTGCTCTTCCCCGTGGACCAAAACCATGTAGTTAAATAACAATGCATCACGTTCGCTAAACGATATAGGATAATTTGTTTCTTGTATTCCACTTAAAACCAATCTTATTGCCTTGCGGATACCTTTCAAGAGTGTCGCGTTATTATGATAAGGTGAAGCGGGGCCTACGCGAGAATTATCCACTTCTAATTCGATTTCATATTCTTCATGATTTTGGAATAATTTTGCATCTTGCACAGTATATTGGGGAATGGGAACGTATTTGTTTGTTTTGGCGGAGTTTTTTACAATACTCACATCGAGGAAAACAGGATAATCTGGATGAGAAAATCTTACACGGTTAATATAGCGAAATGTTTTCTTTGAATCGTTCCATGAAGATAAAATACGGCGAGCAATACCTTCTCGTGGAGAAATATCAGTTTCATATTGATATGACACACGGAAGTTAAAATCAAGAAAATCAACTGGATAAAGTGCCTTCTCATTTACCATGGGAAATTCTTTTCGAGTAAATTTTATTTTGTCTCCTTTTGCGCTTACATTAGACGGCATTTCCAATATTTTGGGTAAACTATTATTACGACAATAGGCTTCAATCAAATCCATACCGACTAATTCTGCACGAATTTTTGATATGACTTCTTTTCCTTCTCTGTTCGTAAATTGATTTTGTATGCGTAACATATGAATACCCTCTGGCTCGTCTGTTTGAAATCCAGCGCTATAAAATTGTTTGATTACATTATCGTATTCTATTTTACTGAGCGGCTTTGACAATCTTTTATTTGTACCAAAACGAATTTCCAGTTCACTTTCCTTACCATCTTTTTTCAAAAACGGATTATTGGCTAAATAAAAGTTGGTCATCGTTTCAAAGTCTTTTTTAGGATTTCTTTTTTCCATAGTGCTTTTCACGGGCGGAGAAAAGGAAGGAGTTTTCGGTACAACTCCCGGAGGAGGAGTATTTGGACTCCCTGGATATTCTAATGATGGACTTTGTTGACTCATAATATACGAATAAATATAAAATACATTCACATATTATTTTTATATCAATTTTGTAGATCCGTTATTCTCAATAAAATAATTTCATACATTTCGTTTTTCTTTTTATTACTAACATCTACTTTCAATTTCAGTGCCAATTTTTCCAAATCGGGTATTTTATAAGTAGACACTCCTTTCAACGGCTTTTCTTTGTCAAATGGTATCAATAGACAAGTATCAAATATATGTGATTTCTCATCTTCCTTTAAACATTGAATATGCACCTCGTTTTTATGATTTCTATATTGAATTAAAAAGGTTTCCCGTGTCGTTTGATTGCATGGAAAATACATATACGTAGTATCATTTTGAATAATAATATTCAGTTTATAATAAAATGCCATAACGTAAAAAACATAATTGCTTGTTTTTTTATCCAATAATAATTCCGATTGTATTTCCTTTAAACGAACTTGACTCAGTTTCAATTCATTCGCCTTCGCGTGTTCTTTAATACTTGGACCATTGTTTTGACAAAATAGCATGATTTTCTGTTTTTCGTCCATTTCTATATTCTTGTGTTTATTGTGAATATGTTCGTATTCGGCATACCCATGGAATAAAATATAAATGCACCAAAACAAGGAATCTTTTTGCATTGGTTCTATGGTGCTACGTTTTGCTTCTATTGGTGCAAGCGTTTCCTTTTCTACATTTGTAAATACTTTGTCTACATTACTATGATTCAATGTATACTCATCAAAAGCAGACCATTCATGATCAAATTTCTTAGGTATATAAAAAATTTGATTTAAATAAGAATAATGATTCATAATCACTAATACAAAGTAATCATAAATCTTTAAATCATTTTGAAACTATTATAGTGTGTCAAAATATTCTTGTTTGACATTTTCCTTACGATCTTCAATAAAATTAAGGGATTTTTCTTGATCTTGTACATACGTCACATATTCTTCTATTTGACCTATAATAGACAAGGGTAAAAAAGAAAGGTTTACGTAAATACCACTTTTATTCTCGTTTAAAGTAACTTCTTCTTTGTCATGTAAAATTTTAAGAACTTCAATTTGTTGTTGATTATTCATTTTTTCAATTAAAAGTTTCAATTTCTTTAATTTTTCCGTTTCTAATGGATTCATTTTGTTTTTCACTACTATAATGTTTATATGATTTACTAAAAACATTATAATTAACCTTCTAGTTTTGCAATTGCACAAATATATTTATCATTTAACTCAAAACGTATACCTATTACTCTTGCTGTTAGTGTATCATTTTCTTCTATATTACCCATTTTTTCATTTAAATGGTGATGATCACGTGCAATAAATAATGTCAATGGAACATTTCCTTGTTCATCACTGA